GCCGCTGGCCGTCGCCGCGCCCTGGTCGCCGCTGGCCGTCGCCGCGCCCTGCCAGCCGCTGGCCGTCGCCGCGCCCCGGGTGCCGCTGGCCGTCGCCGCGCCCTGGTCGCCGCTGGCCGTCGCGCCTTCATTGTCGCCCGTCGCGACAGGTCCGCCTTTCCAATTCGCGCGGTCGAAAACCCATTTGACTGCGCGCTGCGCCAGATCGCTCAAGTGCAATTCGACGCCGACCGTGATTTTCGCCGACGCCAGCTTTGTGCCGTCCGCATGCGTATCGCCGTCCTGCACCACTTCGTAAAAGCGGCTGGTCGGCGGGTAGCATTCGAGAACCGACAGCGGATGATGCTCGACGGGGCAGGCGTGAAACCCGTTTTCGCAAGCCTTGATCTTGCCCGCGACTTCATAGGTCTTGCCCGGCTCGAATTGGAAGCCGCGACACGTCATGTCTGCGTTGAATGCTTTGATTGAGGTCACGGGCATCTGTGTCTCCCATCTGCGGCGGTGCCGCTGTTAGGCTGCGTGCCCGTTTGCGCCGCTGTGCAGGGTTCCGGCGCGCAGCTTGGCAAGGCGTTCCGCTTTTGCGGTCGGGCTCATCTGCGCCCAATACGCGCGTTGCTTGGCTTTCGATTCCTCCGAACGCTTCCGCCCCTGGAGGCCATGGGGACGGCCGCCGCGATTGCTTTCGGCCGCAACCTCGACCAGCGAGCCGCCGATGGCCACAATCCTCTGGCGCGCGCCTTCGATTGCATTCGCGGCCTCGTATTGTTTGGTCGCCGCGTCCAGCAGGCTTGTGCCTGCCGGGATTGTCAGTTGAAGCGTGAGCGTGGTGTCCATCTGCGTCTCCATCGTGTGGCTGGGTGCGATGGGGAGAATATGGACACAATTCGTGTCTTGGGCAAGCACATTTTGTGTCCAGTGCGGATAAAAAATATAAGCCTTTGATTAGTCGTCGATTTTTTTTACTTGGCCAGTTTCAGAAAGCACGGCCAGGGGAATTGTAGCAGGCGGCGGCGGCACGTTTATAAGCAGGGATTCGGGTTGCACGCTCAGCGTGCGCGCGAGCCTCATAATATCGGCTATCGAAAATCGCCGGGCGCCCAATTCATACGCTTTTACCGTTCTCATCGTGCAGCGCAGTACGGGCGCAAGGCTCTCGCGGCTAAGTCCGCGCTTTTCGCGCCATTTGACAACCTCGATTCCGATTGCCCTCGCGACGGCGTTTTCGTAGGCGTCTTTAGTTTTTTTGTGTGAGGCCATGATTCATTTTATTTGTTTTGCATGTAATATCAAAGCGTTGCGAAAATATAGTGCGGCGGACACAAAATGCGCTTGTGGCGGACACAAATCGTGTCTATATTGTCGCCATGCTCACCTGGGACACCGTAGAAACGATTGCGCTGGCGCGCGGGTATCCCCGCAAGACCATTCGCATGTGGCGCGAACGCGGCGTGTCGCACAAAGCGCGCATCGACCTTTTCAAAGCTGCCGAGCAAACGCGGCTTAAATTCGACATTGGCGATTTTGATGCCCTGCCGGTCGAAAAACCCTCCAAGGCGAGGGCAGCATGACGCCGCCGCCCTCAATCCAGCAGGCGGCACGCGGCGTGCGCGCTGGGCAAGATCGTCGGAAACGTTCGCGCGACCAAGCGGCTGATCTCGGCTGGCGGGTTCGGGTCGTTGAACGCGCGTTCGGGGTTCGGCGCTGCCCAGATAACGAAGGCATCGGGCAGATTGTCGACGAATTTGACCGTCACGCATTCGCAGATTTGCGCCAATTGTTCGGCCGTGGCGCGCGGGCTGTTTTGCGCGGCCCTGGCGCGGCACTGGGTATCGTCGCCGCCGCTGTAGAACGCCCAGTAGATTTGGTCCCGTTCGCGTCGCGTGGCCTCGCGTCCGGTTTCCCAGGCGGGCGTGCAGGCGCTGACGGCAAGAAGTGCGGCGGCGGCGGCAATCGTTCGCATGGTTTGCTCCTGGGTTGGACGTCGAGTATGGCGCGGCGCTCGGGCGTCGGCAAGGCGGCGGCATGACGAGCCGCGAAAGCCAAAAACTTGCGCGAATTCACGCCGCTCATTTGGCCGATCCGACGTGGCCGAATTATTGCGCTTGGTCCGACGATATCGTGCGGCAGGCCGTGGATCGCCGCAGTCGCTTCGCGCGCGATTTTATCCCCGGCAAGTTGCGACGCGGCAAGAAAGTTGTTCGCGTCAAGGCGCGCCCATTGCCCGCCGCGCGCGTTCACCGGCTGCGGTTTGCGCTATGACGCAATCGATTCACCGCGCGCCAGATAGCGTGCCCAATCGGTCGCAAGCCCCGCGTCCCGTCGCTTGAGGGGCCGCTGCCGGGCGGCGGCGCTTCGGTTGCGCGAATGCTGTCGCCCGGTTTCCGTTTGCCTTGAGCCTCGATGCCGTCTGCCGCCAAGCCGTCCGCATTGAGGCCCGTTCTGCTGCGCTTCTCGATCATGCCTGCTCGCTTTCTGTTGCCCTTAACGTGCAACAGAAAGGCAGGCAAGTATGCCAACCCGATCCGCAAAAATGCGGGGGCGCGCAATGAGCGTGTTTCTGGACCGCGCACGCGTGGCCCTGGCGCGCCGCATGTATCCACATAGCGGGCTGCACGCCAAGCAACTGGCGCACGCGCTCGGCAAGTCCGAAGACACGGCGCTTCGATTGATGCGCGGCGAATCGCAGCTATCCGCCGTCGATGTTTACGCGCTCATGCGCCTGTTTGGCCCTGCGTTCGTCGCAGAGGTTTACGAGGAAGCGGCGATCCTTTCGCCGCGTGACCGCCGCGCGCTTGAACTTGGCCGCAAGGCTTTGGAAATGGCGGAGGCCGCTGCTTGATCGAGATGAAAATAAATCATGGATATGTGGCAATCGTAGATGATGCGGATTTTCCGCTTCTGTCTCGAAGCTCGTGGCACATCAAGCCGTTTAACAATGGGACTTTGATTTATGCCGCGACTAACCGCGATCCTTACCGCAACCGAAAATCAGGAGAACGCCATCATGTTGAACGCCGCCGAAAAAAGCCTATACGTTGGACAAATCGACAATCGCCCGCTAGCCCGCGAAACGCCGTTTTCTGCGCTCGAAAACGCAACGGCGGTGCTCATCGCCGAGATTTGCGGCCTCGAAGCAGCCGTTTCGCGATTGGTTGGGGACCACCCCGCGACAGAATCCGCGAAACTGAGCGCCCCCATGCCGGGCGGCTTGATTTACGCCGTCAACGTGCAAAGCGACATTGTTCGCGATGCCGCGTCGCGCATCGCCGCGATGAATGCGGCCCTCCATCGCGTGATTTAAGGGGCAAAGCCAATGACCGAAGCACAACCCGGCGTGGCCGCGCAAAAACTCCTCTCGTTCATCGAGCGGATCGAGCGTCTGGAGGCGGAAAAAGCCGATCTCGCAATTGACATTCGCGAGGTTTACGCGGAAGCCAAAGGCAACGGCTTCGATACCAAGATCATGCGCAAAGTCGTCAAGCTGCGCAAAATGGCGGAAGACGCGCGCAAAGAGGAAGACGAGGTTCTCGCGCTATACCGCGATGCAGTCGGCATTGGCGAGCAATCGGAATTGCCGTTGGAGCGCGACGAGGATTTGCCGACCTATGCCGACGTGCGCGGGATTTTGGCCGGGCCGTACAGCGAGCCGGAGCGCATCGCCCGCGCGCCCGACACGCCAAAGGCCACGGTTTCGCCCGCGACGGTCGCAAAAGTGTTTGCAGCGCCTGCCATCGCACCGCTCGACGACATGCCCGATATCCCGCCCGCGTTGCGCCGCGTGCCAGCGAGTGCGCGCGCATGAAACCCGCCCGCAAGAAACCCACGGCGCCACTGTTCGAACACGCGCACAAGCGCAAGGAGGCGCAAAATGAGTAAGCGTCGAGGCGTGATCTTTATCGACAGTTTCGAAAACGCCGTACTCACGAAAAAGCAGCACGATAACGGCGATGCTGTGTTGGCCGCACTTAGGCGGGACCCGAAAGTTTCAACCTTTGAAATGACCGGTACGCTTTGGGCGACGCTCAAAAGATTGGCCGCCCAAGGACGCATCAAAGAGGTCAAGGATACGCCGTACCCGTGGCATCGGTTTGAGGTTTTGCAAGATGAGGCCGCGCGATGACGCTATTCGAACACGCGCACAAGGGGGAGATATCGACATGATTAATTTGGCAATTGCAGCGTGGGTGCTAATCGCCAACCCCGGTCTCTTAAGCGGCGCACAACCGAAAGAGGCCGCGTACTTCGCGACACGCGAGGCGTGCGAGGTAGCGGCAATCTGGATGACTGAAAAGCGGCGGATCGCGGAAGCCTACCGCTGCTTCCCCACGGGTGCGCAATGACCCTTTTCGACTGGGCGTGGTCCCGCCTGATCCGCGCGGCCCGTGCGCGACCGCAGGCCGACAATGGCGCGGCTGCGAAACGCTTGCGCAAGTTCACGACGGCGATGCTTAAGGCGAGGGTTTGACGCAATGCGCGTTGAAACGATTGGAGACGCGACGCTGTATCTCGGGGATTGTCTCCAAGTGCTGCCGACGCTTGGGCGAGTTGACCATGTGATTTGCGACCCGCCATACGAAGCATCACTTCATGCCAGCAAGAATAGTCTACGCGGACCCGCCCGCGTAGACTCGGGGCCGGATCTTCGCGGCCTTGATTTTGCGCCGATTGACGATATACGCACAGCCTTTGTCAGCGAAGCCGCGAGCGTTTGCGGCGGCTGGTTTATTGCTTTTTGCACAATCGAGGGCGTTGCCAAGTGGGCCGACGTGATCAACCCGTCGCGCATGAAATATAAGCGCGCGTGCATATGGGTGAAGCCGGACTCGACGCCGCAGTTAAACGGCCAGGGGCCAGCGCAGGGCGCGGAGTGCTTTGTCTCGGCGTGGTGCGGCGCTGGGCATGCGCGCTGGAACAGTGGCGGCAAGCGTGGCGTTTACACGCATTGCGTCAACGGCGGACTTCGGCATGGCGAACACCCCACGGAAAAACCCGTCGCGCTAATGTCCGAACTTGTTTCCGATTTTACGGCGTTCGGGCAAATCATCTGCGATCCGTTTGCCGGAAGCGGCACCACGGGCGTGGCGTGCGCGAAACTTGGGCGCAAGTTTATCGGCATCGAAATGGAGCCGCGCTATTTCGATATTGCCTGCCGCCGCATCGAAGAAGCCTACCGCCAGCCGCGCCTATTTGCCGAGCCACCGCAGAAGCCCAAACAGCAATCGTTCTTGGACGGCGCCGCATGAAAATGAAACCCGGCGACACCATGATCGTGGTCCGCGTGTCGCACGGCAAGAAACCACCACCCGGATTCACGCCACGCGACGGCGCGAAGGGGTCGCATCACGGGCGCCATTCGACGCACGCCGTAAGGATTGTGCGCAAGAAAAAGGTGAAGAAATGACCGACCAAACACAGGAAATATACGAGGCGTGTGCGCGCATTGCCGAGCAGCCCGCGATCACGCTGGACTTGCCGTGCGTGAGCGAATACCCAGGCGATTTTCGCTTTGTGCAACGACAGGTTTGTCTCGGCATTGCGGCTGCGATTCGGCGCGCTGGAAAGGAGGTTGGGTTATGAAAAAAGACATTTTTGAGGCCGCAAAATACGGCGCGATTTATGTTGCGGTTGGAATTTTGATCGGCAGCGGCATTGTCATTGGCCAGCACGTCGCTTCGCTTGCCCTCGGCGCACCCGCAATCAAAATCACGGTGACGCGATGAACGCTGATATCCGCGCGCCAGTTTCGACGGTGGCAGAACTTGCGTCTCTAGATGAAAAAGAGATGCTTGATGGTTATCGCGATGGGTTTGATGGCGACCCCGAGCCGGGCGACAACCGCAGTAAAAGCTATTGGCATGGCTGGCGTAATGGCGCCGCCGATGCGAGGCGAATTCCTATTGATGGCGCGATGATTTCTTTGGTCAAAGAGGTTCTCCGCAAATGAACATGGTCGAGAAGGTCGCGCGGGCGATTTGCAAAGAACAGCAAGGCGACCCCGGCTATGACGTTTGGACGTTGAGCCTGGGCAGTCCGCATCGCGCTTTGTATCTGGCACAAGCCCGCGCCGCAATCGCAGCAATGCGAGAGCCGAGCGAGGCGATGCTTGCCGCCGGTCGATGGCCTGCCGAAGACGACGGCGCGCTTGCGTGCTGGCAGGCCATGATCGACGACGCGCTTGCTGAGGGAGGCGAGTGATGGCCGAAAAACTCTGGTGCAGCTTCTGCGGCAAATCGAACACCGACCCCGAAGTCAGATTTATGGTTGCCGGTGTAACCGCGATGATTTGCGGCGCGTGCATTCGCATTTGCACTGAAATTCTGGAAGAGCGCGAGCGCAACAGCGATCCACCGGGCCGCGCGATGACGGCGGCCGATCTGGGATGCGCGTAATGGCCAAGCCCGACACCTACATGCCGCTCGTGATCGGCGACTATCTCAAGGACACGATGCACCTGACGGCGCAGGAGCACGGCGCGTATTTGCTGGCCATCATGAATTACTGGACGAGCGGCCCGCTGCCCGACGACGACCGCAAGCTCGCTGCGATCTGCCGCGTTGAGCGCGCGGACTGGCCGGGCGTGCGCGAAACCCTGTCCGCGTTTTTCCAGATCGCGGACGGCGTGTGGCGGCACAAGCGCGTTGACGAGGAATTGGCGCGCGCCCAAAACCTGATCGACCAATCGGTGCGCGGCGGCAAAACGCGGGCGTCGAAAGCGGCGCGCGGCCCCGATGGCAAACTTTTGCCAGCCAGCCCAACACCAGCCCAACAGCCAGCCCCCCTGGATGAAGCAGCCAGCCCCCCTGGTGAAAACGTCCAGCCCAACACCAGCCCCGCAACCGCAACCGCAGAAGATAGATTAGAGCTATATCCTGAATCACCGCGCTCTACGATACCGGCTTCGCGAAAAATTCGCGAACCCGCGCTGACGTTGCCGCGCGACTGGGTTGCCGACGACGCGGATCGCGGCTTTGCCGAGCGCATGGGCCTGAGCGCCGTCGAGATTGCCCGCGAACAGACCAAATTCGCGGCGTACTGGTCGGATGGCAAGGGCGGCGGCACGCGGCGCACGCCGAAAGGCTGGCGCGCGACGTGGCAAAATTGGATCACGAAAACAGCCGAACGAGGATTGACCAATGGCAGCGGAACTCGCGAAAACACCCAGCGCCGCAATCCGGCCGACGCCACAAGCGCCGACGCGGTTGCAGATCGACGCGCTGCTCTCGCTCAAGGATTCCGCGACGGCGTTCCAGGGCTCGGGGGGCTGGGTTTCGGCGCAACAGGCGGCGGCGATCCCTGACGCGCTCGCGGTCTGCGATTGGCACTTGCGACCCGCAGGCGAGCGCGCGCTTGCCGTGCAACTGGACCGGCTGGCGGCGTGGGCCAAATCGTTCAACGTGCCCCACGATCCGCGCGCCATGCCCGCCGCGTTCGCGAGCCTCGCCAGCATCCCGCCTGACTTGATCGGCAAGGCGTTCGACGCCGCGATGGCGACGACGCGCGACACGTTCCGCCTGCCGCTGCCCGCCGCAATCCGCGCGCACGTCGCCGACGACATCGCCACGCGCCACAGGGTCAAAAGCGGGCTGCTGAAAATGCAGATGTTCGGCACGGTCGAACCCCGGAAGCGCAAGCGCACGCCGGAGGAATTGGCGACGGCGGATGCCGCGATGGCGGAATTGCGAGCGGCCAACGAAGCGCGCAAAGAGGCGCTATCGGGAAAACCGGCGAATAAGCGCCGTACAGCGGTGCGGCATGATGGCCCGCTACACCCCATGCAGGGTACAGCGGCAACCACACAGGGCGGCCCGGAAAACAGCCATAGCGTTGACGATAGCCAGGAGGACGCGGCGTGAGTGTAGATGTTTGGGAGTGCGCGCGCGAGCGGTGGCATGAGTATTATGATAAACAACGCTCGCCGTTTTCGGCATACGTCGAACCGAAATTCTTTTTGCCGCCCCCAATATCTTTGGGAGATTTATACGAAGAGCACTGGCCTCGCCGTCCAATGACTGCGAAGGATTTGGGCATATGAATGGAGCATTGACATGACCAAGCGCAAATTCACGACGTGGGGTCTTGTGACCACGCGCGGCAAGATTATCTGGGATTCGACGTGGACGACGCGCAGTCTCGCGGAAAGCTGGATCGCGGTTTTGGAAAGCGAGCCGGGTAGGGTGCGCGGCAAAATCAAGGGCGTCGTCAAACTCGAAACTCGCATAGTGACGGGGCTGCCGTGATGCAATCTAGCCTCGCCCGCACCGTCCATTGCCCGCAACCGCCGGAGCCTGACAATGCAGCCTGACATGACTTTTTCTGTTAAAGGCATCAATTTTACCGTCACAACAAAACGCGCTAAAAAGTTACAGCGTATTTTGGTTGGTGTGTACAGCAGCGAAGATCGCGCATGGGCGGCAATTGAACAAGCTAACAGCGCCGGTGTCGTGTGCCATGCGTGGGATGTTAGGCCACTTAAAGCAAGGGGTGACATGCCCATCTGCTTTTTGGTTTACACTGTTTACGTCGTCAAGGAGGGACAGGTTGTCTTTTACATCTAACCTCGCCCGCCTTGTGCCAAGCGGCCCCACGAATCCCGCCGAGATCGAAACCCTGCGGCAACGCGCATGGATCGAGAAAGGCATCGTGGTGCTGCACCCCGACGAAATCAGCGACGATTGGCTACGGCAGGGACTGAAGAACGAAGCTACGAAACGGTTTGGAAAGAGGATGAAACGATGAACGTCGTTAACTTGGACGAAGTTCGAAAAGCCAAAAATCCAGCCGTAAAATGGCCGCCTGAAATAAATCAAATGCCGAACGGCGAATTCTACAATGGCGGCGGCATGTATTTGGGGCCAATACCGACGCCTGATGGAAATTGGCTCGTCATTAGGGGCGATGACGGCGGCCTCTACAAAGTTTGGGGCGGGCAACCGTTTTGGAAGTGAACATCATAAGATCGTCAGAAACACGAAAGGCCAGCACATGAAAAGCGCATCTTGGGTAATCCGCAACACGGCGAAAAAGCAGATCCGCACCGCGCTCATCGTGGGCTATCACCCGCAGTTGACCAGCGACCCGCGACCGGCGCGGCTCAGGTCCACCATGCCCGAACATGTGCGCGACTATTTCGAGAGCTACGGGCTTAACCATGCCGTCAAAGGCTTTGGGACACTCACTGGCGCGCGGATCGACATTCACGACGCCGTAGTGGCCGCGATGGCTTCGAAGCACTTGGACGAGTATCGCAGCTTGATTTGGGCTAGGGCGGCGAACGTGCCGTGGAAAAAGATCGTTCCCGGCATGGGGTGCGGAATGCGTATGGCGAAATATCGCTATAGCCAAGCCCTGACCGTGTTTGCCGTGACATACGGGCTTGTGGCGGTCAAAGCGATGCACGAGGAAAGGGCGGCGGCATGAATTGGCAACCGATTGAGACGGCGCCGAAGGATGGAACGTGGGTTCTGTTGTGTTTTAAGTATTGGGGCGAGCCGCCGCACAGTTTGACGCCGATCATAATGATGGGGGCGGTCGAACAGCATGCCGAAGGCGTCCTCATTGAGCGGAATTGGTGGGCTGGTCCAGCCGTCTTTGTGCCGTCGAATTGGCCGCAGCCTACCCACTGGATGCCGCTCCCGCAACCTCCAAGCGAATAACGATTGCACACATTCGACGTTGCACAGATAGCCCAAAGTGCAATAGGTTTTGTGTCATCTTCGCCTGCCGCGTCGCAGCGACTAGCCCCCGCCCAAAAAGCGGGGGTTTTTCTTTGGCGCAATGAATTCTGTTTTGTGAGGCGGCAACCCGCCGTAACGAAATGCACCCGTCAACACCCAATCTCCCCGCGCGCGGTCCAGGCCGACCCAAGGGGTCTGCAAATAAATTAACCAGAGATATCCGAGAGGCTATTTCGCAGGCATTCGACAAGGCGGGCGGCGTCGATTACCTCGTGAAACAGTCGCGCGAAAACCCGCAGGCGTTCTTGACGCTGCTCGGCAAGATCGTTCCCGCAGAGGTCAAGGCAAGCCTAGACGGCAACCTGACGGTCAATGTGGTGCAGCGTGGCAGAAATTCAACTTCCCCATAATTGGGAGCCTCGCGACTACCAAAAGCCAGCGTGGGAGAGCTGGTTGGGTGGCTGCAATCGCCAACTGCTGGTCTGGCATCGTCGCGCGGGCAAGGACGACATCAATTTGCGGATGCATGCCGTTGGCGCGTTCAATCGCGTCGGCACCTATTGGCATATGCTGCCCGAGTACGCGCAGGCCCGCAAAGCGATTTGGGACGCCATGAACCCGCACTCGGGCAAGCGGCGCATTGACGAGGCATTTCCGCCCGAGATTCGCGCCAGCACGCGCGACAACGACATGTTCATTCGGTTCGTGAATGGATCGACGTGGCAAGTCGTGGGGTCGGACAACTACGATAGCCTCGTCGGCACGCCGCCAGTCGGGTTGACGGCATCGGAATGGGCGATTGCGAACCCCGCTGCGTGGGGCTATCTGGCGCCGATCTTGGCGGAAAACGGCGGGTGGGCATCGTTCATCACCACGCCGCGCGGCAACAACCACGTCAAGGCCATGCTGGATCGGTTCAAGGCCGATCCCAAGTGGTTCACGCAAGTTCTGTCGGCGGCGGACACAGGCGCCATCGGCCCGGAGGCAATCGAAGAGCAGCGCGGCGAATACGAGGCGCTGTTCGGCAAAGAAATGGCCGACATGCTGGTCGAGCAAGAATTCTTTTGCTCGTTCGCGGGCGCGCTTATCGGCTCGTACTGGGGCGCCGACCTGGACCGCGCCGAAAAATCGGGCCGCGTCGGCAAGGTCGATATCGTGCCGGGTCTGGACGTGCATACGGCTTGGGACTTGGGCGCGCCCGCAAATAACCCGATCTGGTGTTTCCAGATTGTCGGCAACGTGCCGCACATCGTGGACTTCTACAGGCCGACGAGCGAAGACCTCGAAGAATGGTGCGACTGGCTGACGGAGCGCGGCTACAAGGGCCGCGATTACGTTCCCCACGATATTTTCCATCAATCGTGGGGCGCCAAGCGGACCCGCGTGCAGATGATGCAGGACTACGGCCGCAAGCCCGTGCCGGTCAAAAAGGTCTCGGTCGGCGACGGCATCACGGCGGGACGCGAGACGATCAAGATCGCGCGCTTTGATGCAGAGCGGTGCAAAGACGGGCTGGATGGGCTGCGCAGCTACAGGCGCGAGTGGGACGACGATTTTAAGCGCTTCCGCGATTCGCCGGTCAAAGATTGGGCCGAGCATATCGGGTCCGCGTTTCGGTATTTGGGCTTGGCGTGGCGCGAAATGCGCTTGCCGCCCCCAAAGCCCGAGCAGAAATTCGACTTCATCGGCCAGCCGGACGGCAGCATGAAAAGCGGCCTGACGTTCGCCGAAATCATCAAGCGCAAGCAGCGCGCAAGAATGGCAGAGGATTGATGCAAGAATATCAATGGGTCGAATGCTTGGCGAGTGTGAGTGTCACAGCAGGCAAGCCCGATACCATTCTCGCGTCGCCCAAGTTTATGCGCGCTTACGCGGCATCATTGGCCGAAAGCCGCGCGTTGATGGACTTCGATCTAAACTTCAAGCTTTTCGATAGCCCGCGCTTTAAACGCGGCGCGTACAACCGCAAACGCAAGCGTTTCGTCCGCAAGGCCGTCAAGCGCGCATTGAAGGAACTTAACTGATGCTCAGCAACGTCGTCGCCGCCGCGCCGGGCGGTTCCATTGTCGTGTCCGCAACCGCGTCGAGCGTCGGCGGCACGGTCGATTGCACGGGCTGCGATGCGATCCGCGCATGCAACACCAGCACCACGCTCTACGTCGCCGTTCGCGCGGGCGTTGGCGCGCAGACCGCCGTGCTGACGACGGACGTGCTGATCCCGCCGATGGGCGAGGTGATCTTGCAGGCAAACGACACGATTACCGGCGTCGCCGCGATTGGCAGCGCGGCAGGCCCGACCGTCGTCGGGTTTTCGCCCATTCGTCGCGGGCAGTCGGTCTAGTGGATTACGTCGTCACCAGCCGCGCAGTCGCGATCATGCTCGCGAATCTCGACCCCTGCCATTACTCGCGCGCAATGCGGCTTTACAATCTCGGCATCAAGGGCGGCACCACGCGCGCGCACGTTGATTGGCTTGTCGCCAACGGGACGTTTGCCTGATGCCTGAATTCATCGTCCGCGCGAAGGAACACGACTTCCCGACGCCCGATTGCTTCCTCGGGCGCGACGCTTGGGACGCGCATTATGGCCGCTGAGGAAACCGCAGAAGGCGCGCAATTCGACACGCGCGAAGACGCGGGCGCGGGCGACGCGGGGCTTGTGCGCTTGTGGCTCGAAGCCATCGAGCTTCAAGACAAGTTCGAGGAAGATTGGCGCAAGCGCGCGACTGAAACGGTCAATCTGTATCGCGACCAGACGAAGGACGGCGGCAAGCGTGCGCGGCGCTTCAACATCCTCGCCACGAACACCGACACGCTGGCGCCAGCGCTCTACAACTCGACGCCGATCCCCGACGTTCGCCCGCGCTATATGTCGGGCAAGCCTGTCGACAAGCAAGTCGCGCAAGTCATCGAGCGCGCGCTTTCGTTTGCGGTCGACAACTACGATTTCAGCGCGGTCATGCGCGCGGCAACCAAGGACAGGCTGTTGCCGGGTCGCGCCGTGTCCCGCGTGCGGTACGAGCCGAAACTGTCGCCGGACGGCAAGGAAGTCGTTTACGAGGCCGTCACATGCGAGCCGGTCAACTGGGCTGACTTTCGTATCGGACCCGCCACGACATGGGCCAAAACGCCCTGGATTGCGTTTCGGCACTTCCTGACGCGCGAACAGGTCGTCGCGCTCAATCCGCGCATCGGCGCCAGTATCCCGCTCGATAGCCGCGTTGACGGCAAGCAAGACGACAAAGACAACCAAGCGCCGGACGTGTTCAAGCGTTTGGCTGTTTGGGAGATTTGGGACAAGGAAGCGCGCGAGATTGTGTTTATCGCGCCCTCGTACAAAATTGGCCCAATCAAGAAAGAGCCGGACACGCTGGGCCTCGAAGGCTTTTTCTGCATCCCGCGCCCGATGCTCGCCATCGAGACGACGGATACGCAGGAGCCCATCGAGCCCTACCGCATGTACAAAGATCAGGCCGAAGAGCTTGACCTCATCACACGGCGCATCACCGCGCTTACGTCGGTTTTGAAGGCGCGCGGCATCTATGCGGCGCCCATGGCAGGCGCTTTCGAGCAAATGGCGTCGGCGAAAGACGGCGAATACACGCCGTCCGAAAACGTCGAAATGTTCATGCAGGGCGGCTTGACGAACGCAGTCTGGAATTGGCCGATTGACGTTGTGATCGCCGTTCTCGAAAAGCTCTATCTCGCGCGCGATCAAGTCAAGGCGACGATCTTCGAGATTACCGGCGTTGCCGACGTTATGCGCGGGCAGACGGATAGCAACGAGACGTTGGGCGCCCAGCAGCTTAAGGCGCAATGGGGCAGCTTGCGCTTGCAGGAGCAGCAAGGCGACGTGCAGCGCTACGCCCGCGACTTGCTGCGCTTGAAGGCGGAAATCATCGCGACCAAATTCGGCGCGCAAACCCTGACCATGATGACGGGCGTAGAGGTGACGCCTGAAATGGAACAGATACTGCGCTCGGACATCGTGCGCTCGTATCGCATCGATATCGAGACGGATTCGACCATCCAAGCCGACGTGCAAAAAGCCCAACAGCAGGCCGGGCAGTTTATCCAGGGCGCGGGCACGTTCTTTCAGTCCATCGGGCCTGCGGTGCAGAGCGGCGCCATGCCGCCCGACGTTGCGATCAAGCTGTTTATGGGTCTCGCGCGCCCGTTCAAGCTCGGCAAGCAAGCCGAAGATGCGCTGGACGCCTGGGAACAGCAGACCACGCAACAGGTCGAAGAGCGGCGCGCGAACCCGCAACCGCCGCCGCCCGACCCCGAGCAAATCAAGGCCCAGGCCGAAATTCAGCGCTCGCAAATGGAGGCGCAAGTCTCGCAAGCCGAAATGCACGGCCGTCAGCAGGAAATGGCGGTCAAAGCGCAAATCGACCAGCAGCGCATGGCGGCAGAGGCCGAGCGCGCTGCCATGGAAATGGAATTCGCGCGCGAAACGCATCGCATGCGCATGACGGAACTCGTCGCGGGCCACGAAGCAAAAATGGCGCAGCTTGCCGCGCAAAGCGATGCGCGCGCGGCGCAAGAGGTGCGGCAATGACCCGCCACGTTTGGTACGAGGGCGACTGGGTGCCGGTATCGGCGTTCGCGCGCGCCCCGCAAGTCGGGCCGATGATCGTGCGCGACACGCCTGCCTATATCTCGCCCGTGACCGGCAAGCCCGTCGATGGCCGCGCGGCGCGGCGCGAAGACTTGAAGCGTTCCGGCTGCCGAGAGGTTGACCCCAGCGAATTCACGCCGGTTTACCGCAGCGAACGCTTTGCCAAAAAGAACGGGCTGAAACTCGGGGGCGATCCGCTCCCGGCGCCCGTTCGCCTGCCTACGGATGTAGGCGCTTAAACAGCGAGGGAAAATGACCGACGTTTTGAGCGGCGCGGGAAACCCCGAAGCCGATAAGCCTTCTTTTGAAGAAACCATGTCGGCGGCCTACGACAAGGCCATGGCCGACGACACCGCGTCCGCGCCCGCCGCGCCCCTCCCGGAGGGTGCGGGCCTTCCATCGGCAGAGCATGATGGCGAGCCGCCCGCTTCTTCGTCCGCATCGGACAGACTGCGCGGCCCCGATGGCAAGTTCGTCGAAAAACCGAAGACGGAGACCGCGCCGAAAGAGGCTGCGCCCGTCGAAACAGATACCGCGGCGACACCGCCAGCGGAACAGCCGACGACCAAGCCGCTACCGGCAACGTGGTCGGCAGACAAGCGCGCATTACTCGAAAAGGCCGACCCGGCTTTGCGTGACTACATCACGCTTCGGGAAGACCAAATGCGGGAAGGCGTCGCGAAACTCAAGACCGAGTACGAAGGCAAGCTGGGCATGCTCGCCCCGATCGCACAGGCATTGCGGCCCGTGGAAGCGCGTTTGAAGGTGAACAACATTCACCCCGCGCAATACGTCGCAAATCTCGCTGCGGCGGACGAGGCGCTCAGAACCAACCCGATGCAGGCAATCCAAGAGGTTGCACGCATGTACGGGATCGATCTCGGCCAACTGCAAACCGGGGCGCAACAGGCGCAAGCCTACGTTGACCCCAATCAAGCCGCGCTACAGCAGCGGCTTGGGCAACTCGAAAGCTACTTGCAACAGCAGCAGCGCATGCAGAACGAGGCGGAATCCTCGCAACTTGCCGCGCGCATCGAAGCGTTCAAAAACGATCCGAAGAGCGTCCACTTCGAGACAGTCAAGCCCCACATGGCGAAACTGATCCGAGCGGGCCTCGCTACGGACCTTCCCGACGCCTACGAGCAAGCCGTCAAACTGCATCCCGAAGTGTACGCGCAAGTCACACAGGCCCAGCGCGCCCAAGAGGAAGCAGCACGCAAGCAGGAAGCCGAACGCAAGGCACAAGAGGCCAAGCGCCAGGCATCCGTCAACGTCGCCACAAAAGGCACGATTGGCGCTTCTCCGACGACGCCCAAGTCCCTCGAAGACACGATGCGCCAAGTGGCGGATCGTCTCTATAGCGCGGCCTAAACCCTCTCTCAAAAGGATATAGGCCATGCCCAGCCCCAACAGCGTTTTCACCGAAATGGTGACGACGACCCTTCGCAACCATCCGTCCGAAGTGTCGGACAACGTGTCGGCCAACAACGCCATGTACTTGCGCCTCAAAAAGCGCGGCAAGATCAAGGCGCTTTCGGGCGGCTACGAAATCGTACGCCCGCTCGATTACGCCGAAAACTCGACGTACCAGCGCTACTCGGGCTTCGACACCCTCAACGTCAACGCGTCGGACGTTCTGACCGCCGCGAAATACGATTGGGTTCAGGCCGCGATCAACGTCGTCGCCTCGGGCCGCGAACTCCGCATGAACAGCGGCAAGGAACAGCTCATCGACTTGGCGGCGGCTCGCACGAAGAACGCGATGCGCACCGCTGCCAACAATATGAGCATCGACCTGTACTCGTCTGGCGCGCTCGCAAACCAGATGGGTGGCCTGCAAAACATCATCCAGACCAACGGCCAGGGCACGGTCGGCGGGATCAACTCGACGACCTACACGTTCTGGCGCAACAAGTTCCGCGAGGCAGCGGGCACGAACACGATCAGCAAGTCGACGATCAAGGGCGAAATGAACGCCCTGTATCTGGACTTGGTGCGCGGCGCCGACAAGCCCGACTTGATCGTGTCCTCGCACGACTTCTTCGCGATGTACTGGGAAAGTCTGCAGGACTTGCAGCGCTACGCCGAAAGCGACAGTGCGACGGCGGGCTTCAAGTCGCTCAAGTACGTCGATGCCGACGTGATTTTCGACAGCAACTCGAACTTCGCGACGACGGCCGAGCGCATGTACTTCCTGAACACGAACTATCTCGAACTCGTCGAACACCGCGACGCGCGCTGGACGACGATGGACGAGAAAATGTCCATGAACCAGGACGGCGTGGTCATTCCGATGCTGTGGATGGGCAACCTGACGTGTTCCAACCGCAGCTTGCAGGGCCTGCTGATCGACGCGGCTTAACCGATTGGGGCGGGCTTCGGCTCGCCCCTTTCGCTTTCTGAAAGGAACCAAAGAACATGGCAAATTTTGGCGCACGCCTGACCGATACCTATTCGGTTCTCGGCGGCAACACGCCGGGCGCCGGTTTCGCGCTTGGCGACATCTATCGCGACGGCGACGGCAAGGCGTACAAGTTCGTGCAGTACAACTCGGGCGCGGGCTCGGTCGCCGCCGTCGCCGGGAATTTCGCCTACTACTTGGCGCCGTCCGGCGCGTCGGCGGGCTCAACAACCGTGGTCACGTCGGATCTGTCGGATTCGGCGGGCGTCGGCGCTGGCGTGCTTTTGTCGGCGCCCGCGACGACCGAGTATTGCTGGATTCAGATCAGCGGCGTCGCGACGCTCACGACGGCACTGACGGCGGGTGCGGACGGCAACGCGCTCACGCCGGTCGGGGCTACGGACGGCACGCTTGACGTGTCGGCACTTGTCACCGACCACATTTGCGCGATTGCGGTCGATGCGTCGGCCAAAATTGTGCTGGTGACTTGCCCGCAGTAACGGGCGGCGAAAACGGGGGCGGGACCTTTGCGGGTCCCGCCCTTTTTCTTTGGCATTTCGGAGGGGCCGAAAAATGATGATCGACGGACAGGCATTCAATCGCGACAAGCCGCATGTCGCCGTGCTGCGCATTTGGACGGAATACGCCGACGTTCCCGGCAAGCCCGGCGACACGCGCGAGGTCCATATGTGCGAGTGGGTGAAGAAGGGCGGCAACGGCGCCACGACGTGCGAGAAGATCGCGCGCCTCGAAAAAGACCAGGCGCTTTGGCCGATGATCGAGCCCGCGTACCGCGCGTGGCTCAAGGGCCAGGAAGAGCCGACGACGGGCACCGCGCTTGCGGCGTGGCCGGGCGTCAATTCGGCGCAGGCCGACCGCTTGAAGCTCATGCACATTCGCACGGTCGAAGACGTTGCCGCGATGACGGACGCCGATCTCGAAAAGGTGGGCATGGGCGCGCGGGCGATGCGCGAAAAGGCGCGGGCGTTTATGCAGGCCAAGCAGGGCGATGCGCACATTGCGGCGGCGCTCACCGAGCGCGATGCGACGATTGCGGACCAGGCCGCGCAGATCGCCGAACTGACCGCGACCGTTGCCGAGCTTGCCGCGAAGGCCGGGCTCGAAAAACGCGGGCCGGGCCGTCCGCCGAAGGTTGCGGCTTAAATGACGCTGGAAGAGGCACGCGCAATCGTCGCCGCGACAGACGCCGAGGTCAAAAAGCTATGGCCTGACGCCTGGGCCATGTTTGTTGTAACCGTGGCGGGCCATATCCAGCTTTCGATTTGTCGCCCAAAGCGGTTTCCGTATTTCACGTTCGATATCCCCGCAACCGAAGCGGGCTGGCTCGCCAAGTTTCACGAGGGGGCCGCCGAAATGCGGAAAGCCTTGGACGAATTGCGCGCGCGCAAGGAGCGGGGCGAAGAATGAGCCTGCTCACAATCTGCATCGATGCCGCCGACCAGATCGGCTTGCGTCGCCCCGCGTCCGTCGTCGGCAACACCGACCCCGAAGTGCAGCAGCTTTTGAACTACGCCAAACTCGAAGGCAAGGAGCTGCCGACGCGCGGCGAATGGCAGGGCTTGCGCACGCCGACGACGTTTACGAGCCTCGCAAGCGAGGTGCAGACGGGCATGATCCCGACCGACTTCGCGCGCTTCATCAACGAGACCTTCTGGAACCGCTCGCGCCGTCGTCCGCTGATGGGGCCGGTTACGCCGCAACAGTGGCAGAATATCCAGGCTTGGACCACAAGCCCGCTGCAGGACACGTTCACGGTCTACGGCAACGACATCTACGTCACGCCAGCCCCGCCCGCAGGCGAAACTTTCGCCTTCGAGTATGTGTCGAGCAACTATTGCAAGTCGGCAGGCGGCACCCCGCAGAGCGTGTGGACCGCCGACACGGATACGGGCCGCGTGCCGGAAGAATTGTTCTCGCTTGGCATCGCGTGGCGTTTCCTTGAGCAGGCGGGGCAAGCGCGTTTCCAGGCGCTGCAAACCAAGTACGAAAACCGCGTGCGCCAATTGCTGACGAACGACCAGCCGCGCCGCACGATCAATCTGAGCCAAGCGCCCGAGTATGGCCGCTACCCCGGCATCGTCATTCCCGAAGGCTATTGGAACGCATGAGCCGTTCTATCGGAATGGCGGGCGCCGTTAGCAAGACGCTACCGGCCCCGGTCGAAGGCTGGGACACGCGCGAAGCACTGGCAGACATGCCGGAAAAGCGCGCCGTCATTCTCGACAACTGGTTTCCGACGACCGATAAGCTCAACATTCGCCCCGGCTATGCGTCGCACGCGACGGGCTTGGGCGCCGCCGTCGAAACGCTGATCGAGTACACGCCGACGACGGGCACGGGCGAACTGTTCGGCTGCGCGGGCGGCAACATCTACGACGTAACGAGTGCGGGCGCCGTGGGCTCGGCTGAGGTTTCGGGGCTCGCGAACGCGCGCTGGCAATACGCGAACTTTGGCACGGCGGGCGGACAATTCGTCGTGTGCGTCAACGGTGCCGACGCGCCGCTAAATTACAACGGCACCGCATGGGCGACGACGCCAGCAATCACTGGACCGACTGCGGCGAATCTTGTCTGGATCAACGCGCATCAACGCCGCCTATGGTTTGGCGAGCGCGACAGTCTCACGGCTTGGTATCTCGCGGTCAACAGCATTGGCGGCGCTGCGTCGTCGTTTAGCCTTGCGGGCATCGCGACGCGCGGCGGCTACATCATGGCGATGGGCACATGGTCCCGCGACGGCGGCGACGGCCTGGACGACGTGGCGGTGTTCCTGACGAGCGAAGGCGAGGCCATTGTCTATCAGGGCACCGACCCTGCGGCGGCGGCAACGTGGTCGCTCGCTGGCGTGTTCCGCATCGGCAAACCCATCGGGCGCCGATGCTTCCGCAAGGCCGGCGCCGACCTCTTGATCGTGACGGACGAAGGCGTAGTGCCGTGTTCGTCCGTCCTCTCGATTGACCGTTCGCAGACCGAGCGCGTGGCGCTGACGGCGCAAGTCAATCGCGCGTTCAACGACTATGTGCGCGACTACGGCAGCTTGTTCGGCTGGGAGCCGTTCATCTATCCGCGCCGCACAATGCTGCTGTTCAACGTGCCGATTTCATCGAGCGCCGCATACCAGATCGCGTTCAACACGATCACGCGCGCGCCGTGCCGCTTTACGGGCGTTCCCGCAGTAACGTGGGGCCTGCGCAACAACGACGCCTATTTCGGGTCCAGCAACGGCACCGTGTACAAGTTCGACACGGGTGCAAGCGACGCGGGCACGAACATCAACACGGACGCGCTGCAAGCATTCTCGTATTTCGGCAGCACGGGCAACAGCAAGGCTTTCAAGCTCGCGCGGCCCGTGTTCGAGGCCGATGGCACGCCGCAAATCGCCGTCGAAATGAACACCGACTTCCGCGTGTTCCCGCCGTCGAGCGTTCCGACCTCGCTGGGCGGCACGGGCGGTCTCTGGGATACGGCGGTCTGGGATACCGATACCTGGGGCGGTGCGGCCGACATTTACGACGGCTGGCTCGGCGTGCGTGGAATCGGGCGGGCGGGCGCATTGCGCATCCGAACGGCGTCCAATTCGCTGACGGCGGGATGGATCGCCACCGACTTCATTTTTGTTCCGGGCGGGCAGCTATGAAAAACCTGAAACGGCTCGCGGCGAAACTCGACGACCACGGCCGCAACGGCGACACGATTGTCGCGCACATCAACCCGCGCGAGGCCGCATTGCTCAAGGCACTGGGCGGCGCGGCGACGATCAATCCGCGCACGGGTTTGCTGGAGTTTTACGGCAGCGACCCCATGGGCGGCGGCAGCGATTACGGATCCACGAACGACGGTCTTGGCGGCGGTGCGGGCGGCGGTTTCGGCGACGGCCTTGGTCCCGCCGACAATTCGCAGAACAATGCGAACAACGGCAATGTGGGCCTGGGCGCTGGCGGTACATTCGGCGGCGGCGCTGGCGAAGCCATGATGGGCGAGGATCGTGCGACGGCGCCGAATCTCGGCTTCGCTTTTGGCGGCAACGAGCTTGCGGGCGCGCAAGGCTTTGGCCGCGCGGGCGCCTTCGCGGGGCGCCAAGTCGACAAGGCACTCGACAATCCCGTAGCGACGGGCATCAATGCGCTCGCCAGCATGGCGCTTGGCCCAATTGGCATGGCCAACATGCTGAGCGGTTGGGTGGGCGGCCCGACGCTTGGCGGCATGGCGACGGCGGCCGGGCGCGCGGCGACGGGCTACGGCGCATCGCCTGCGACCGGCGCCAGTGCTGGCAATGCGTCGCCCCCGGGCCCCGGCAGCGCGAACGACGGCGGGTTCGGGCCATCGGGCTCCGGCAATTCGCCCCTTGGCGGCAACAGCGTCAATTCGCCGCTCGCGCAGGCATTGCTCGGCACCTCGCCCGACAACGGCATGGGCGGGCGCATGGCCTACGGCCCGCGCGTTTCGAGCTACAGCCCCTACGGTCGCGAATACACGACGCCCTGGGCGTATCGCGGATAATGCGCGCCGAACCCCGCCTGCTGTTCGGCTACGATGCGGACGTGGCCAAGTGGGTTGCCGCGCGCATCCCGCACATGCACGGCGGCGATTTTGGGCCGTGCGTCGCTATCGGCGTCGGCAGCGCGGAACGCGGAACGCTCTACGCGGGCATCGTGTACCACGCGGACCAACCGGATTACGGCCATATCCAACTCAGCATGGCGGCCGACAGCCCGCTATGGGCAACGCCGAACACGATCCGCGCGCTTCTGCACTACCCGTTCGTGCAGCGCGGATACTGGATGACCTACACCGTGACGCCGCTCGAAAACGAGCGCGCGCTGAAAGTAAACGAGCATATCGGATTCAAGCGCAAGCCAATCGTGCCGCACGCCTACGGCAAGAAGAAGCACGCGCAAATTTGCCAGATGACCGCCGACGATTACGGGCGGAAATACGGGGCCTAAATGGGCGAGAAGCGAAGCAACAACGCACCGGCTCCGGTCGATGCGACGGCGACCGCGCGCGCGCAAGGCGCTGCAAACAAAGAAACGGCGATCTCGCAAAAAGGCTTGAACGCCGACAACCAATACACGCCGACCGGCTCCCTGGAATGGTCGCAAAACGGCACTTGGTCGGACGGCACGCCGCGTTTCAGCGTTACCCAGACGCTGACGCCGCAATCGCAGCGCATCCTTGATTTGCAGCAGAATGCGTCGGAAACCTACGGGCAGACCGGCAACGCGCTGCTTGACAACGTCAAGGGCATGCTTTCGCAGCCCGTCGATATGTCGCAGTTCGGCGCGCAGCCGACATACGACAATGCGTTTCGCGACCAGTCGTTCAACGACCTCATGTCGCGCAGCAATTCGACCTACGACCGGCAGCGCCAGCAGCTTGAAACGCAGCTTGCAAACCAGGGCATTACGGCGGGCAGTCAGGCGTACAATGACGCCTTCCAGCCGTTCTATCAGGGCTTGAACGACGCCACGATCCAGTCTCGCTTGAACGCGGGCAACCTTGCGGGCGCCGAATACGCGCGCATGATCCAGGGGCGCCAAAACCAGATCGGCGAAGCCTACATGCCGCGCCAGCAGTCGCTAAACGAGCTTGCGGCGCTCGCGGGCGGCACACAATTGCAGGCACCGTCCTTCGTCAACACGCCGCAGACCGGCATCGCGAACACCGACGTTATCGGCGCGCAGGGGCTGCAATACAGCGGCCAGCAAAACATCTACAACCAGCAGATCGGCCAGCAAAACGCGGCGATGGGTGGCCTGTTTGGATTGGGCGGCGCGCTCGGCGGCGGCTATCTCGCGGGCGGCGGCAAGTTCTGGGGGCCTTAAAACATGGCACAATCTCCGTTGTACGGCGGCGGGCGGCGCGGCGACTATCGCGACCGGCTTGCGTCTTCGCTCTTGGCCGAAGGATCGAGCGGCGCGCCCATTCAAAGCGGCTGGCAGGGCGCGGCGCGTCTTGCGCAGGCGCTTATGGGCGGGTATCTCGCGAACAAGGGCGAGGAGCAGCGCCAGGGCGAACAGCGCCAGTTTACCGAAGGCTTGAACAGCGCGCTTTCGCAAGGCGGCGACGCATCGGGCATTGCGCAGCGTTTGGCCGCGAATCCGCAGACCGCACACTTGGCCCCGCAGTTCCAATTGCAGGGCATGCAAATGACGGCCCAACAGCAGGCCGACGAGCGCCGCGCGCAAGCCGAGGGGCAGCGTTTCGAGCGCGACATTGCCGCGCGTCGCGAGGATGTGGCGACGCAGCGCGAATTCGCCGCAAGCCAAGCGCGCGAAGGGCTGGCGTTTCGTGGCCAAGAGTCCGCCGCCCAGCGCCAGCAGGCAGCAATGCTGGCGGACATGCAGCGCCGCACCGCGCTTGAGGCCGCGCAATTGCGCGCGGGCAATCGCGCCGACCCGCTTGTCCAGGTTGCGGACCCCAACGATCCGACGCGCGCCGTCTACATGCCGCAGTCGCAGGCGGCCGGGCAGCAAGCGCCGAAACCGCAGGCGCGCGCCGAGAATCTGCCGGGCGCCGCGCTCAAACTGCAAAACGAGGCCGTCGAACAAATCGGCCTTACGTCGGCGATCAACGCCGATCTTGGGCGTTTTGCGCAATTGATGGAGCAAGGAAAGCTCGATTTTGGCCCGATCACGAATTTGCAAAATCGCGCGCGCAACATGATGGGGCGTTCGAGCGAGCAAAGCGCCAACTTCGCGTCGTTCGAAAGCGGCCTGGAAAAACTGCGCAACGACAGCCTGCGCCTCAACAGCGGCGTGCAGACGGAAGGCGACGCGCAGCGCGCATGGAGCGAGCTTTTCAAATCGATCAACGATCCGCGCGTCGTCCGCCAGCGGCTTGACGAGATTCGGCGCATCAACGAGCGCGCGGCGGCGCTCAAGCAAACCCAGGTCGATGCCATGCGCGCCAACTACGGCCTTGCCCCGCTCGATACGTCGCAGTTCCGCAACGTCGCGCCCGCAGTCGGCGGCGGCCAATCGCAGCCGCAAGCACCGGGCACCGACATCGACGCGCTCTTGCAAAAATACGGACAGTAAATGGCCGATCTGGAACAAATGAAACGCGCCCTGGTCAACGCCGACGCGGCGGGCGATGCAGAGGCCGCGCGCACGCTGGCGCAGGCCATCCGCGCGCAAATGGGCGGCCCGGCACCGCGAGCCGATGCGCAGACCGTCAACCCGCGCGGCATGAATACTCTTTTGCAGGGCGCGACGTTCGGGCTTGCCGACGAGGCGGCGGGGGCGGGCGCTGCAGCGGGCCGTTTCCTGCGTAGCGTGACCCGTGACGGCAAGGGCTTGCGCGAGGCCGCATCCGACGCGGGCGACGCCTACAATCGCACCACGGGCCGCGAGCGGGCGAGCGTTGACCAGTTCAAGCAGGACAATCCCGTGCTTGGCCCCGCTTTGGAAATCGGCGGCGGCTTCCTTGGCGCCGCGCCCGCCATGGCGGCTAATGCTGGCGCCAACATGGCGCGCGGCGTAGAGCCGTTGACGACTGCCGGGGCCGCGATGCAGTCGGCCAAGGCGGGCGCAGCGGGCGGCGCGCTTGCGGGCTTTGGCTCGGGTGAGGGCGGGCTTGAAAACCGTCTGGAAGGCGCGACGGCAGGCGCTGCACTTGGCGGCGCAATCGGCGGCGCGATCCCGCTTGTCGCAACCGGCGTTGGCCGTGTCGGCGGGCGCGCGCTTGACGCCGTGGGCTTGCGCAATCCGCAGACGGGCGGCGACAGGCAACTGTTGCGCGCGTTCGAGCGCGACGCAGCGGGCGGCGGGCCGGGCATCGAACAGGTTTACGGGCGCGCCATGTCCAATGTTGGCCAGGATGCGCGCCCCGAGTTTTTGGCCGACATGGGCGGCGAAAACGTGCGCCGATTGGCCGCGATGACGACACAAACGCCGGGCGCGGCCCGGCAGACCGCGCAAGCCGCGATTGGCGAGCGCACGGCGGGGCAGGCGGATCGTATTTCAGACGACGTTATGCGGCTTTTGTCGCCCAACGCCGATTGGCACGGCACCGTTGACGCGCTGCAAAAGTCGCGCGCTACAGCGGCGCAACCGCTTTACGAGGCGGCTATGTCGCGCAATGCGTGGTCGCCGCGTGTTGACGACTTTATCAACGACCCGATTGCCAAGCAGGGCCTTGCGCGTGGCTTCCAAATTCAACGCCTCGAATCTGTCGCGCGCGGGCAGCCGTTCGACCCCAAGCAAATGGGCGTGACGTTCAACGACGCAGGCGACCCCGTGCTTGTTGGCAAGCCCAACATGCGCGCCCTCGATATGGTCAAGGCGGGCTTGGACGATATTCTCGAAGGCTATCGCGACGGCGTGACGGGCAAGCTGCGTTTGGATCGTACGGGCAAGGCCATTGACGAATTCCGCCGCTCGTATATCGGCACGCTTGACGACCTCAATCCCGACTACAAAGCCGCGCGCCAAGCCTGGGCCGGGCCTTCGCAGGCCATGGACGCGCTCGCCAAGGGCCGCAACGTGTTCCGCCCCGATGACGAGATTACGGCCCAAATGGTCAAGGGCATGTCGGCGGGCGACAAAGAAATGTTCCTCGCTGGCGTGTCGCGCGCGATCCGCGACCGCGTAGAAAGCAGCGCCGATGGCCGCAACGCCGTGGCGACGTTCTTCAACAAGCAATCGTTTCGCGACAAGCTCAAGGCCGCGTTTCCGAATGAGGACGCCTATCGCCGCTTCGAAGGGCTAATGCAGCGCGAAAACGGCATGTTTGAAGGCCAGCGCGTGTATGGGCCGGGTGCGGGTTCGCCAACCGCGCGCAACCAAGCCGACGCGGCTGACGGCATGATTGACCCGCCAGGCGGCGTTATATCGGCGCTGATGACCGGCAATTTACCGGCTGCAGCACGCGCAGGCATCGAAGGCACGATGCGCCGCGCGCAAGGTATGAACAGCGCGACCGCAGACTATCTCGGGCCGATCATGTTCAATTCCGACCAGCAGAAAAACGCGGCGCAGCTCGCACGGCTTCTGGCGCAACGCCAACAGGGCCAAAAAAGCCTCGCCAACAATCAAGCCCTTGCGCGCGCGCTTTTGGGCGGCGCTGGAATCGCGGCGGGCGCGCAGACCGACTAGCGGCGCCAGTAATCGATAAGCGCAGCCACGAGGCACGCGGCAACGATTGCGGCGACGGCCAAACCAAGCGTTGAAAGCATATCCGACCTTACCACAGACCCGCCCCTCGGCGGGTTTTTTCGTTTGGAGGCCACTTTGGCACGCGACGGCACTGGCACCTACAGTCTCCCGCAAGCCCCGTTTGTGTCGGGCACGGTCATCAGCAGCACGGCGGTCAACTCCGACTTTTCCGACATTGCGGCCGCCCTCACGCAATCCCTGTCCAAAGACGGGCAGACCGTGCCGAGCGCCAACCTGCCGATGGGAACCTACCGGCACACGGGCGTCGGCAATGCGGCGGCGCGCACTGACTACGCAGCGGCAGGGCAGGCGCAGGACGGCGCGTTCGTGTGGTGCGGCACGGCTGGCGGCACGGCGGACGCGCTGACGCTGACGCCAAGCCCGGCGATCACGGCATACGCGACCGGCCAGAAATTCCGCTTCAAGGCCAGCGCGGCGGCCAATACGGGCGCCGCAACTGTCGCAATCTCGGGCCTCACGGTGCGCGCGCTGCAGCTTAACGACGCAGCACTCGCGGCAGACGACATTGCGGCGAACAAACTTTACGAGGCCACCTACGACGGCACAGCGTTCCAGATTCAGCGCGTGTCGGTTTCCGTCACGCCGTACACGGGCGGCCTGAATACGATCTACGTCCCAGCAGGTGCGATGCTGGCGCGCACCACGAACGGCGCGGCAAGCGGCACGGTCGAAACCGCAACCAATCGCGTGATGCTGCGCACGCTCGATTTTGACCCGACGACGATCGAGTACGCGCAATTCAGCGTTCGCATGCCGAAAAGCTGGAACGAAGGGACGGTGACTGCGGCCTTCACCTGGAAGCACGCGGCGACGACCACGAATTTCGGCGTCGTGTGGGGCATTCAGGGCGTCGCGCTCTCGAACGACGACGCAGCGGATACGGCGTTCGGCACCGCGCAAACCGTGACAGACACGGGCGGCACCACAAACGATATCTACATTTCCGACGCCACGTCCGCCGTGACTATCGGCGGCACGCCAGCCGCGCAAGACTGGGTTTGCTTCCAAATCTATCGCGACGCCACGGCGGGCGGCGACACGCTCGCAATCGACGCGGGCTTGCTGGGCGTCACGCTCTACTACACGACCGACGCGGCGACCGACGCATGATCCGCGATTACACACTAGAGCGGTCGCGCTTCTGCGAATTGCTGACGACCACGAGCCTTATCGGGTTTGCGGTTGGCGGCAGCGACAAAACCCCGACCATCGAATATCTCGTTGTCGCGGGCGGTGCGGGCGGCGCGCAGTTTGGCGCTGGCGGTGCGGGCGGCTTCAAAACCGCGTCCAGTTACGCCGTTGTGCCGGGCATCGCTTACACGGTGACGGTCGGTGCAGGCGGTGCTGCCGCGACGACGACGACGGCAGACGGTTCGAACGGCTCTGCGTCTAGCTGGAACGCCTCTGCTGTTGGCGGCGGCTCTGCGATCACGTCTGACGGCGGTGGTGGCGGCGCCTCGCTTACGCCGGGCGTCGCGGGCGGTTCGGGCGGCGGCGGCGGCACGCTAAGTGCTGGCGGCGCTACGACGGGCGGCGGGCAGGGCAACGCGGGCGGCAGTAGTGCGGGCGGGAGTGCTGGCGGCGGCGGCGGCGGTGCGGGCGCTGCTGGCGGTACGGGCGGCACAAATGGCGGCGACGGCGGCGCAGGCTTGGCCTTCGATGGCACCACCTATGCGGGCGGCGGCGGCGCTCGAAGCTCTGTCGGCGCGGCGGGGGCGGGCGGGGCGGGCGGCGGCGGCAACGGTTCGGTCGGCGGTGCGGGCGCTGCTGGTAGCGCAAATACGGGCGGCGGCGCTGGCGGCGGGATCAGCCCTGGCGGCGGCGCTGGCGGCTCTGGCGTCGTCATCGTGCGCTGGCCCAACACGTTCCCGGTCGCAGCGGCAACGACCGGCAGCCCGACCTACGCCAACACGGGCGGATTCCACAAATACACGTTCACGGGATCGGGGAGCATCACGATCTGATGGCACACTTTGCGCAAATGGACGGCGCTACGGTAATGCGCGTCATCGTCGTCAACAATGCCGACGCGCCCGACGAAGCGGCGGGCATCGCTTTCTGCAAGTCGCTGTTTGGCGCCGAAACCGAATGGCTGCAATGCAGCTACAATGGCAACATCCGCAAGCAGTTCCCCGGCGCAGGTTTCACCTACGACGCGGGCGCCGATGTTTTTATTGCGCCGCGCCCGTTTCCGTCGTGGTCGCTTGACGCAAACCACGATTGGCAACCGCCGACGCCAAAGCCTGACGGCGACGGCTGGCGCTGGGATGAGTCCGCGCTCGAATGGGTGCAGGCATGAGCGCCAAAGACAACCTTTTGGGCAACGGCACGCTCACGGTCGCGGCCCGCGTCATGTCGGTGCTCGGCGTGCCGCTTGCCGCCGCGTTGCTCGGGTTCTTGGGAACCGAAATCTGGGCCGAACTCAAAAGCAACCGGGCCGAGCGCCAAGCAATCATGGTGACGCTCGGCCAATACCAGCAGCGGTTCGCCGACATGGACCGCCGCAACGACGCTCAAGACAGGTACATCGACCAAATGCGCGACCGTGCGACGGCGCGCCAAAACCCGTAACAGCGAAAGGAACAGCGCACATGAAAGCAGCATGGCTCTTGGACATGATCGGCATCGCCCTCGAAAACTGGAAACTCGTGGTCGCGGGCCTCGTCGCCGCCGCGTTGCTGATCTGGTATTTCGCGTGACGGCCAAAATCCCGCGCGCAGTGCGCAACAATAACCCCGGCAACATTCGCGAAGCCGCAGGCGACAAAACGCAGTGGGTGGGCGAGCGCGCGACCGACGACGATTCCGAGTTCGAGGAATACGAAACAGCCGCCCATGGATTCCGCGCGATTGCCCGCACGCTGTTGACCTACAAGCGCGCATACGGCCTCACGACCGTCGCAGGCATCATTTCGCGCTATGCGCCACCGAAAGAAAACGACACGCCAAAATACATCGCGTTCGTGTCGCGGCTTCTGCAATGCGAGCCGGATCAGACAATCGATGTCGAAAACCGGGCGACGATGATCGTGCTTTGCTCGGCAATCGCGCGCAAGGAAAGCGGCTATCGACCGGGCGGCGCGGATTGGTTTGCGCTCGAAGATATCGCGGCGGGCGTCGATATGGCGCTACATCCCGCCTGACATGCCCGGCCAAAGCAAAGACGCGGCGCCGCAAGCCGATTTTGTCTACTACGCGGTGCGCCCGGTCTCTCGATTGAACGCCGCGCGCGCGATGGCACAGCACCCCGAAAGCTGCGTTTGTGTCCTGGTCGGCAGCGAATTCGCGCTGATCCCGCTCAGCCAGCTACGCGCGTTCGTCGCGACTTGCGAGCGCTCGCGATGAGCAAGGGTGGCGGGGTCGCCACGTCAGGCAGCGACCCCGCTTAACCCAAGCGCACCTCGGTACGCGCGGCCAAGTTCGACGGCCTTTGGGCGAGCAAAGCGACGCGGGCCGGTGCGCTCCGGCTACGGGATTAAACGGGTTGCAGGGCGCTCGCGAGACCGGAGCCTGCAAGGGACCGCCAGTGACCGTTACGGCTTTCGCCGCCGCGTCCGAGCAGGGAATGTCGCCAAGCCCCGCGCGCATCTTCTACCACAACCCAAGCGAAAAACAAACGAGGTCGCGATGTCTCTCTTTGGCGATTTGCTCAAGGGCGCTAACCCCTTGCAGCCGATTTTTGGTGCCGTCGAAACGCTGATCGACCGCCTCGTGCCCGACAAGAATTTGGCGGCGAAAGAGAAGGCCGCATTCGAGGAGGCAACGCGCGCCGACGTGGCAAAGGCGATGCAAGATCAACGCGACATCAACAAGATCGAGGCCAGGCATCCGTCGCTGTTCGTGGCCGGTGCGAGGCCCGCGCTTCTGTGGGTTTGCGTGGCCTCGATTGCCTGCTATTTCATCCCGACGTTCCTTGTCGGAATGGCGCTTTGGGTTTGGGCGTGCTTCCAGGCGGGCGCGCTGGTGCCGCGCCCCGAACTCGGGATTGGCGACGTGCTGGCGCTCATCGGGTGCTTGCTCGGTGTCTCGATCCCGCGCACGGTCGAAAAGCTGGCGGGCGTCGCGACGCATCGGACCAAATAGCATGTGCCCGCCGCCGCTGCCGTCGCCCGAAAACAACGCGCCGGGCGGGTGGATCGTTTGGGTGCTCGGGCTGGCGATAGTGGCGGCGGTCGTGACGTGGCGTTGACTAGCGGCGCCCAAGCGTTGACTAGCTAGCGTCACGGCCCTGACGTTGTTTTGTTGGCTTCGCACCACGCCGCAATCGCGTTGCGACGCTCGTTGACAAGCGCCACGATATCCGACCACGCGCCGGGCGGGATTGCCTCGCGCTTGCCCCAGCGCCGAACCGTGTCGCGCCGGTTGCCTAGCGCGTCGGCTAGCGCGGACTGCCAGCGGTCGCCGTAGAGCAGCATTCCGGCCTCGCGGAGTAGGGCGGGGGTCAT